CCTCGGTGATCCGCCCGGCATTTGCACCGCTGGTCCAAGTGAGGGTGCCGGAGGTGAACAAGCCAAAATCAAACCCCGCTAGCCCCGAGGCCATGAAGGCCCTGTCGCGCAAGAGATCAGTGACGACGCCGGTGCCCTTGTAGACCGCGTTTTCCAGATCGACGCCGCAGCGCGCATCGCCAAGTGCGGCGTCACACCGCGCCTGAAACGTCCGCCCGACGGTCTGGCCAAGCACATGGGCGAGCGAGCGCACCTCTGCAACGAAGGCCATGCGCCCGCGCCGGATTTGCCCCACGGCGCCTCGGCGCAGCAAGACGCGCTGCGACGTGTCAGCCCAGTTCACCCGCCACAGCTCCACCGCCGCATTGTCCCAGCGCCCGTCAAGGATGTCGGTTTCGGTGATCCGGTCGGAGGTCAGCACGCCGGTCGCATCCTGCGCATCGACGGCAAGATCGGAGCCCGCGCGGATCTCCGAGGCGGCAAAGCCGCTCTCTGGCTCAAAGCTGGTGTCCTCAAAGGCCAGAACGCGATCATGATCGGTGAAGCCCAGCGTTACCCCGTCAGCCCGGGAAATCCGCCAGCACCAGGACAAGTTCGTGGTGCCGTCATCCAGATGGGCCTGCAGGTCGGGTGAGAGGGTTTTCATCTGCGGATCCGTTCTGTATTGAAATGTAAAGCTCATGTCTTTACATGTGAGGTCAATTCATCGCAGGAGAATGCGAAATGGTCGCCATAACACCCAACGAGGACGCCCAGCGTCGGTCGCTGATAAATCTTCGCGTGACCCCTCGGGACCGCGATCTGGTCGACCGTGCCGCAGCCGCGCTTGGCAAGAACCGCTCCGAATTCATGATGGAGGCCAGTCGACGGGCCGCCGAAGACGCGCTTCTGGATCGCACTGCGTTTCGGTTGGATGCAGACCAGTTTGGTGCGTTCATGGCCCAGCTGGATGCGCCGCCTGCAGCGAATGAGCGCCTGCGCAAGCTGTTGGCCACGCCCGCGCCATGGGACAAGTGACACCAACGCAAGACCCATTGCGCGCGCCGGAACCTTTGAATGACGAACACCTCATCGACGCCGTCGCTTCCGGCGCGGCGACGCTGGACGGCTGGTTGAAACGCAAGGCCTGGGCCAATCAGGCCTCGGGGGCCTCGCGCACTTATGTCCTCTGCCGGGGCCAGAGGGTGGTGGGTTTCTATGCGCTGGCGGCTGGATCGGTGAGCCATGATCTGGCGCCCCGCAAGCTGCGGCAGAACATGCCCGATCCGGTTCCGGTCATCGTACTGGGCCGGTTGGCGATTGATGCCTCTGAGCAGGGAGGCGGCCTCGGGCGTGCGCTATTGCGCGATGCGGTTTTACGGATCACGGCGGCGGCGCATGAGGTTGGCGTTGCGGCCATTCTGGTCCACGCCCTGAATGATCGTGCGAAGGCCTTTTATATCGAGGCAGGGTTTGCCGAGACCTTCGTGGAACCGATGACGCTCTTCTTGCGGATCAAGGACGTCAGTGCGCAGCTCGGTGACAGCTGACATTCATCTACGTATCTCCAGCAGCGGGATGGAGGTGATCGAGCCGAGCCGTTCGATATCGAGGGTGACGTCGAGCGTGTCGGTGTCGAAGCGGACGGGGACGTCGAAGGCGAAGCCTGCGGTAATGGCCACTCCGGCGCCGGGGGCGGTGTCGAAAGTCACAACGCCAGTGGTGGTATCGACGCTCCAGCCCGACATCTGCTCGACCCCGTTCAGCGCGAGGCGCACGCTGCCCGCGACCGGCTTTGCGATGGCGCGGGTCCAGCTTTGCGCGCCGGAGGCGTAGCGCTTCAACAGGGCGAAGGTGGTGACGGCCCCGTTGCCCGTCCCGATCGGCTGGTCGGTCGGTGCAACCGCCTGTGACGGCAGCCCGGATTTCTAATCCGCCCAATCCTTGGTGCGAAACCCGTGCAACCGTCCGTTGCGGGCCTCGAAGAAGGCCACCACCGCCGCCAGATCGTCGGCGCGGCGGATGCCGTAGGCCACATCGTATCTGCGACGGATGTTCGCCCAGCTGGCGTTGCGCTCTTCATCGCCGCTCGCGAGTTCGACCACTTGTGTGCGCCGTTCCGGCCCGCCGCGCGCGCCCCGGCTGATGTTGTCCGGAAACCGAACCTCGTGAAATGCCATCAAATCTCTCCGTGGTTCGTGCTCTGGGCCCCGCAACCGGTTCCCACTTGCAGGGTCGCACTCACATGCCCCTCCGCCCGAGCGACACGGCGCGCGCAATGTCGGCGGCGACCTGCGTGCGGGATTGCCGGAAGCTTTCGGCATCGCGGGCGTTGATCGTGACGTTGACGATGGGCGCGGCGGATTGCCCCGGCCCGTAGCCCGCCGCCTCCCGGAGCGACAGCACCCGCTCGCCGCGTTGCAGGATCGCGGGCACCTCGTCTGGCTTCAGCCCGGCCCAGCCGCCAGCATGCATGCGCGGGGCTTCTGCGAAGGCCAGGGCTGGTACCATGCGTTGGGTGCCCGCCGTGCCAACCGTACCACCGGAATGCAGGATGTCCGCGAACAGTCCCCCTGCGCCGCCCAGCGCGCCGGAAAGCGCGTCGGCGATGGGTCCGAGGATGAAGCGCCGGGCGGCCAACCTGGCGAGATCGGCGATCATCGAGGTGACCAGATCGCGAAAGTCGAGCTTGCCGGTCTTCACAAAGTCGGCGACGGCGGTCTCGGCGCTCTGGAAGGCGCCTACCAGCGTCTGGCCGATATCACCGCCGATATCGCGCGCCTTGGCGGCGTAGTCGGCAAGGGTCGCGACGGCGGCGTCCCAACCGGTCCTGGCGGCCTCCGCTCCGTCGGCGGCGGCTGCCCCCGCGCCACCGGCGGCCCGCCCGGCTTCGGTCAATGAGTCATCCAGCCGGTCGGCCGCATCTGTTGCCCCATCGAGCGCAGCCTTGCCATCTGTGCCCGCCTCGGCAACGGCCTCCTTCAGCGCCTGCCAGCTTTGCATCGGGCGGTCGGCGGCGTCGGCCAGCATGCCAGAGGCTTCGCGATAGGCTGCGGCCCGACTGATGGCATCCTCCGCCATACCGGTGAGGCCGAGATCAGGCGCAGTGATATAGGTCTGCGACATCGCCGCTGCGAAGGCCTCGGCGGCTGCTGTCCCGGCCGCTGCGGCTGACCCTTCGAACGGGTTGCCGATCCGGCCAAGTGCCACCGGGTCCAGCGTGCCGATCCGCGCGCCGTCTTCGCCCGTTGCCCAGTCGGGCAGCAGTTCCAGCGCGGCGTTCAGCCCGTTGATGAAAGCGTTGATGCGGGTGACGACGCCGTTCAGCATCGCCTCGACGCCGCTGATCAGCCCGTTCGCCGCCTGGAACGCGAAATCGCCGATGGCCGAGGGCAATTGGCCCCAGATCGCCGTGACGGCGTCATAGGCCCCCTGAAACACACCCGCCGCCGAGTTGCCAAAGCTGGTCACAGCCTCGACGGAAGACTGCATCGCACCATAGACAGTGGCCTGCAGCCCCGCCCAGCTCGCCTCGACCCTCGCCCAGGCGGAAGCGGCGGAAAGGCCGATGCGATCCCAGACCTCGCGCGCCACATCCTTCAACAGACGAAGTGCTGCCCCGATGCCGCCCGCGCCCGCGACCAGCCTGGTGAACTGAAACACCAGCTCACCCGCGCCGACGATCAGCGCGCCGATCCCGGTGCGGATCAGCGCCCCGCGCAGGACGACGAGCGTGGTGGCGAGCCCGCGCACCGAAAGCGCCGCCGCGGCCATGCCAGCCACCCAGCGGCCCGCGAGGAAGGCCGCGAAGGTGGCGGCATAGGTGGTCAGGCGCCCTATGTTGTCGAAGAGCGCCTTGATCGCGATGCCGAGTGGTCCGGTCCGGCTCGCGACCGCCGCCATGGCATTGGCGACCGCTTCCAGCGCCGGGGCCGCCGCGACGGCCAGCTGGTTCGAGACCCCGCGCCAGATCAATCCGAGCCGGGAGATGGCATCGTTCGTCCGCTCGATCTGGTCTGCGTCCTGTTCCGAGACCACGACCCCGAAGGCGAGCACGTCCTCGGTCGCCTGGCGCAGCGTTGCGGTGTCGATCCGCGACATGGCGATGGAGCCTTCCTCGCCGAAGAGCTGGCCCGCGACAGCGGCGCGCTCGGCGGCGGGCACGAAGCTCTCGATCGCCGCGTTGATGGCACCCACCCGCTGGTCTAGCGGCAGGGCGATCAGGTCGCGGGCCGAAAGGCCGAGCCGGTCCAGTGCATCTGCGGCGGGGCCTGTCCCGGCGGCCGCCTGGCTCAGCCGCCTTGTCAGATCCTTCGTCGCTTGCTCGATGCCGGACATCGACACGCCCGCCAACTCGCCCGCGCGCTCCAGCGTCTGGATCGAGGCCACGGTCGTCCCGAGCGACTGTGCCAGCTTGGCCTGCGCATCGACCGTCTGCAGCCCCGAGCGGATCATCGCGGCACCCGTTGCGGCCAGCGCCACCGTGGCTGCGGCCGCTGCCACCCGCGCGCGGCGGGCGAAGGCGGCAACGCGCGCATTGGCCAGGTCCATCTCGCGCGACAGCCGCCCGAACCCGCGCGCCCCGGCCTCACCGACGCCTTCCAGTTCGGCGCGCACCTGGCGGCCGCCTTCCGCCACAAGGCGGACGGAAACGCGTTTTTCAGCCATCGCGGCCTCCTTCCATCTGTTCGTTTGAGCGACGCACCATCACCGCCTCTATCTCTGGCAGCAGTTCGGCGGCGATGAGGGGATTGATCCCGAGGGCCCGGGCCATGGCCAGCGCGGCGCCCATATCCCAGCCCAAGACCGCGCCTTGGGTGACGCGCAGCTGGCCACCAAGGCGGCCGACCAGGTCCCAGACCTGCCAGCCGTCGTGGGTCAGCGGCCGGTTCAGTCTTGCGGGGCAGTCCGGGCAGCGCCCTTCGCGGCCCTCGTAGGGTTCGCAGGCCGCGCAGTAGCTGTCGCCTCCGCCGAAGGACCACTCGGCGAGGGCGCGGAGGCGTTTTTTTCCGCGTCCAGCAGCAAGCCGCGTGCGACGTATTGGGTCTGGAACGCCTCAAAGACCGGCCAGATGTCCAGAAGGGCGTCGATGCCGTCCGGCGTGACGGCGACAAGGTTCCCATTCTCATCGCCGACGCCTTCCCAATCCAGAAAGGCGCGACGGGCGACGGATTTGGCCATGGCGAGCGCCAGCTCTTCTTGGGTAGCACCCTCGGGCAGCGATTCAACGGCCGCATCAGCCCGGGTCGAGACCATCAGGGCTGTGGTGAGCGGAGCGACGAGCAGACGCAGGCCGGGGGACAGCTCCAGCCATTCGGGGGTGGCGGTCAGGTTCAAGCGGATCATAGTCAGTAACTCGCGATGCTGTTGATGAGGGTGGCGGTGCACATGCGGGCCGGGGTGGCGGCTTTGGCGGCTTGCCAGTCGAATGTGGCCTGCACGCCCTGTGGTCCGGAAATCTCGATCCGGGGGCGCGGCAGATAGACGGCGTGCACGGTGAAGGTGAAACTTTTCCCCGAGGGCAGGACATAGGCGAATTCGATCTCGCACGGGTCGCCATTGATTGCCTGTGTCACCAGCGTCTGGTCGGCGAAGCGCACCTCGATCCGGCCGGTCAAGGCGGCGATGGACGGGTCAGCCCCGTCGATCTTGCCGTCGCTGCGGATGGTCTCGATCC